TTAAGAACTTTGCCGGAATCAATAACTCGATTCTTGTGAAGCAGGGAAATAAACTCCGAACTATTTCTATGGCAAAGAACATTCTTGCCGAAGCAGAAATCAAAGAAGAGTTTCCTCGTGACTTTGCAATCTATGACCTCAACCAGTTTCTAAATGGTTTGAGTCTGCACCAAGATCCTGATCTTGATTTTCAGGAAGAGTCTTATCTGAGCATCAAAGAGGGTAAGCGTCGTGTGAAGTATTTCTTTGCCGATCCTAATGTGATTGTTTCTCCACCAGAGAAAGAGATTCAACTTCCCACTCAAGATGTTTGCTTTCAAGTTGATAGCGTAACCCTTGAGAAACTGGTTAAGGCAGCAGCAGTTTACCAACTCCCCGACCTTTCTGCTATCGGTGAAGCAGGTGTTGTGAAACTGGTGGTTCGTGACAAGAAGAACGACACTTCAAACGAGTATGCCATTGTTGTTGGTGAGACCGACCAAGAGTTTACTTTCAACTTTAAGGTGGAAAATATCAAGATCATTCCTGGTGCTTATGATGTTGTAATCTCTTCTAAACTTTTATCACAGTTTACCAATAGTCGGCATAATCTTAAGTATTATATCGCTCTGGAACCTGATTCCACTTTTGGTTGATGAAACACATTCTCTTTACATTGAAGGGTTGTAATGTTGAGTTGATGGAGGATATAGATTACATGCGATTGATGCTGTATAATGCAGCAAAAGAGTGTAACTCAACCCTTCTCAACTTATCAGTGCATAAGTTTGAACCCCAAGGATTTACTGGTATTGCTATGCTTGCTGAGTCTCATATCAGCATTCATACTTGGCCAGAAAAAGGTATGGCAGTTTGTGACGCCTTTACCTGTGGGGATCACACCACGCCGGAAAAGGGTGTAGAATACATGCAGAAAATGCTAGAGTCATCTGGTATTATTGTGAATGAATTTACTCGACCTTTAGAATGAACATCTTTGGTTACCTCACAGGAGACCTGATTGGATTTGATTATGAAAAACCACATTGATAGAGCAACTGATGATCCTCGTTGGGAGAAAGCTACTCTTGAAGAGTCTAAAAAAATCATACAAGAATATAAAGAAAATGCTTGGTGGGACGACTATGATGAATGGGCGCATTCTGAAATGGATGACCCACATGAAGAGGAATAATTTATCGTGAAACTGATTGATAAAAAGGATTCTCGGTATTTTACTGAGACATCCAAAGAACCATACATTCGCCACCGATATAAGGTGGTGGATGCTAATGGTAATTTTGTAATTTTTGACAACTGGGAAGAAACCCAGATGATGTGGTGGAATACTCCCCCACAGTTTTTATCTCACATTGAGGTTTTAGATAATGAGTAATTTTATTTGGGTTGAAAAGTATCGACCTAAAACTATTGAAGAATGTATTCTCCCAGAGTCTGCAAAGCAGATGTTTCAGGAGTTTCTAAACAGGGGTGAGATTCCCAATATGCTTTTGGCAGGTCCTCCTGGTATTGGTAAGACTACCGTCGCCAAAGCACTGTGTAACGAACTTGGAGTAGATGTTTATGTCATCAACGGATCCGACGAGGGTAGATTCCTCGATACTGTCAGAAACAATGCGAAGAACTTCGCTTCGACCGTATCGCTTACGTCAACTGCTAAACACAAAGTCATCATTATTGATGAGGCAGATAACACGTCAAACGACGTACAACTCCTCCTACGGGCGTTTATTGAGGAGTTTGCTGGTAACTGCAGATTCATCTTCACCTGCAACTATAAAAACAAAATTCTTGAACCCCTCCACTCACGATGTGCCGTTGTTGAGTTTGGAATCAAAGGAAAAGACCGACAAACCATCGCTGCACAGTTCTTCAAGCGTATCCAAGAAATCCTGGATGCAGAAGGTATTGAATATGATAACAAGGTCTTGGTAGAACTAATTAATAAGCACTTTCCCGATTGGCGACGTGTTCTTAATGAGTGTCAGCGTTATTCTGTAAGTGGAAAGATTGACTCTGGTATTCTTGCTACTTTCTCTGATGTTGCAGTAAATGAACTCGTTAAAAACCTTAAAGAAAAGAATTTCCCAGAAGTTCGGAAGTGGGTGGTATCTAACATGGATAACGATACTACTGTACTTATGCGTCGTATTTACGATGCTTGCTATAGCTCCCTTGAAAACAATAGCGTTCCTGCTGCTGTGCTTGTGCTTGCTAAGTATCAGTATCAGGCGGCATTTGTAGCTGATCAGGAAATAAATATGCTTGCTTGTTTAACCGAACTAATGGTGGAGTGTAACTTCAAATGAAAAACAAAAGTCACCAGGTTAAGTCTAGGTTCTATTACATTTTTTGGGGAGTTGCTACTGTTTCAGTAGTGCTTGGGCAAATCTATGTTGGCACTGGATATCGATTGATGTCTTATAGTGTCGATAAATTTTTCAATACGTTAACGACTGGATTGGAGGAAATTGATGGGTCTCCTAATTATAGATAAAACTAAACTGGTAGAACCTGTGGTAAAAACCACACCTGAGAACGTGTCAGAAGCCAATGAAGCGTTATTTCGTGCTAGAATGACCCTGCCCGCTGCTGCCAGGCATTGTGGCATGACTCAGAAAGAAATGAAAATGACTTTCCATGAGTTTTTGAAGTATCATCCTATTGATTATGAACCTTAAAATTGATCGCATCAATCTTGAAGAATTTTTTGGTTGCGTCGAAGCAACCAATACGACTCAAATGAAATCCAATGCATTTAAGACTCTTCGCACTTGGTTGCAAGAAAATTCTTTCGCCAAATGGAGTGATGGGCAACTTGAATATGTTGGTGATTTTAAAGATGGTGTTGATTTTGTCTCTACAGATAAAGTCAATTATGAGATGAAAGGTAAGTTGAAAATGTTTAATAAAAATGGATCTACTGGTGTTGTAGATCTTAAAAACTTTCGTGGAGAAACAAAAGTAGTAGAGAAGACTTTTGATTATATGCTTCTTGTAGATACTGGATCTATGTCAATTGGAATTACTGATTGGGAAACAGTTAAAAAGCGTGTGTATTTTACTCCCAAATCTCCAGTTGCAAAATTTAAACTTCTTCCTGGAGATTTTACAATCCTTGCTTCAAATGTAGAACCTGCAGGAAAAAATATTACTTCCGCACAAATCCTTGATAATCTTTTGGAGATTCTATAATGAAGTCTCTTAAAACACCTTTACGCTATCCTGGCGGCAAATCCCGTGCTTGCACTAAGATGGATCCATACTTTCCAGATTTGAGAGAGTATGATGAATTCCGTGAACCATTCCTTGGTGGAGGAAGTGTTGCTGTTCATATTACAAAGAAGTATTCCAATCTAAAGATCTGGGTTAATGATCTTTATGAACCTCTGGTCAACTTCTGGCAGCAACTCCAGATGTTTGGTCATGAGATGCGGGATGAATTATTACAACTGAAATATCGTCATGTCGAACCAACAAGTGCTAGAAACTTATTCCTTGACGCCAAAGCATATCTTGCTCGACCTCTGGAAGACAGTGAAAATTTCCAGCGTGCTGTTTCCTTCTATGTGGTTAATAAGTGTTCTTTCTCAGGTCTTACTGAGTCATCCTCCTTCTCCGTCCAAGCAAGCGATAGTAACTTCTCAATCAGGGGAATTGACAAACTGCCAGGTTATTCTGAAATAATCAAAAACTGGCGCATAACCAATTACTCCTATGATTACCTACTTGGCGCTGAAGGTAATGCTTTTGTATATCTTGATCCTCCTTATGATATTAAGGATAACCTCTATGGGCGTAAAGGATCAATGCACAAAGGATTTGATCACGATAAGTTTGCTGCTGACTGCTCTGCTTGTAGTCTTGATCAGTTGATTAGTTATAACTCAGATCAGTTAGTCAAAGACCGTTTCACTGACTGGAGTGCTGCCGAGTTTGATCTTACTTATACAATGAGATCAGTTGGTGAGTATATGCGAGAGCAAAAACAACGTAAAGAACTACTGCTTTTTAATTATGGAATTGAAGGATTGGTTGAACAGTATCAATCAAACGAAGAATCATCTGATTGAAGAAGATCCTTCACTTGAGAAGGAATATCCTCCCTATATTATCAACCGTTGTTTCTCAGGGCACATTGATACTTTGATGTTTGCCAATGAAATGAATAAGTATCACTTTCTTCCAAAGAAACTCCAATATGATTTTTTTATAAATATTGTGAGGAAAAAGAAGAGATTTTCTCCCTGGATCCGACAAGATAAAATCAAAGATCTTGATTATGTCAAACGTTATTATGGTTATAGTAATGAGAAGGCAAAGCAAGCTTTGAAGATTCTCACAAAAGAACAACTTAATTTCATTAAATCAAAATTTGATACTGGAGGAAAAAATGAGCGTAGTTCGTGAACCTGAGGTGAAATGGTCTCCGGACCAAATGGTAGAAGTGGTTCTGAGTGAACCTGATGATTTCTTGAAAGTGCGTGAAACACTTACAAGAATCGGAGTTGCATCCAGAAAGGAGAAAAAGATCTATCAGAGTTGTCATATTCTACACAAGCAAGGTAGATATTTTTTAGTTCATTTTAAAGAACTTTTTGCATTAGATGGTAAACATGCAAATCTGACACAGAACGATGTTCAACGACGTAATCGTATTGCTCAGTTGCTTGCTGATTGGGGATTGATTGGTATTGTGGATGTCACCAAGATTCAGGATATTGCTCCCTTGAATCAAATCAAGGTTCTTGCTTATAAGGATAAAGGTGATTGGATTTTAGAAACCAAATACAACATTGGTTCCAAGAAGAAGCGTGTAGAAGAAACCGAATGATTTTGTAGGGAGTTCAACACTCCCTTTTTTATGCTTTCTTGTATAATTAGTAGTGGATGCCGTAAGGGTCCACACAACACAAACTCGCTTTTACAAGGAGCTAAGAAAAATGACAAATCTCATGCGTTATACCGCAGCGGATCTTCCTGCCCTGCTAGACCGTATAAATAGAAACAGTATTGGTCTCGACGAATACTTCGATCGTGTGTTTAAACTCCACGAAACCACATCGAATTATCCGCCATATAATCTGGTTCAAGTCAGCAACGTAGAGTCGAGGCTTGAAATCGCACTAGCAGGATTTAAAAAGGCAGAAGTCAATGTCTATACACAAGACGGTAAACTTTTTGTCGAAGGACAAAAAGAAGATAAAGAATCTGGAACAGAGTATCTCCACAGAGGAATGGCTCAACGATCTTTCACAAGAGCATGGACCTTATCAGATGAAACGGAAGTTAGATCAGTTGAATTTGAGGATGGGCTCTTAGTTATTCAACTAGGTAAGATTGTTCCAGAACACCATCAACGTAAAGACTATCTTTAAATCAATACAATTGAGTAGAAATCAGTAGCGGTCGTTACAGACTTTTGTATCACTATGATACATAATGACTATATAATTTAGACCTATGGAGGGACGATGAACTTTACCACCGCCACCTTAACACTGGGAACAGCAATGACTCTTTTCTTTGGGGGAACGCTCGCCGCCGTTCTACCCTGATACATCCTGAATAAATAAAACTGAATATCGTCGGCGCAGACGGGGAGGTAACTGGCACAATCCAGTTGACGCCTCCCTTTTTTATTGTTATAATTATAATAGGATTGGAACTACAATGAGTGTAAAAATTGCTTTATTGAAATCTGGGGAAAATGTCATTGCTGACATTAAAGAACTTATCTCTGAAGAAACTATTGTTGGATATCTTTTTGAAGATCCTCATAGAATTGAATATATTGATCAAATAGTTCTTACTGAAGATTCTGGCGGTCACAATGATGTTCAATTATCTTTGATCCCTTGGATTGTTTTCTCAAAAGATAAACAAGTTCCGGTAAGACCAGATTGGATTGTCACTGTGGTTGAACCAATAGACGAAATTAAAACGATGTATTTGGAAAGAAATGACAAATCTGAAACTAATAGTATTAACGAACAAACAGATTCTTTTATCGCAGATTGATGAAGTTGGATCTGAGTTGGGTGAACCTGA